GTGACGCCCGTACCGCCATTAGCAACAGGCAGAGTCCCGGTGACGCCCGTGGTCAAAGGCAAGCCGGTCGCATTGGTAAGGGTCACGGCAGACGGCGTGCCAAGGTTCGGCGTCGTCAGGGTCGGCGAAGTCGCAAGGACGACATTGCCCGTTCCGGTCTTGCTGGTGCCATTCACGGTTCCGCTGATAGTCAGCGTCTTGCCGCTGCCCACATTGAGGCCGACGCTCGTCCCGGTTCCGTCGCCCTTAAAGATCGCATCGACAAGGTCGAGGTCCGTGTTGAGCTTCGTACCCCAAGTATCGGCGCTGGCACCGACTTCAGGCTTCGTAAGACCGAGGTTCGTCGTAGTAGTATCAGCCATGTTTTACCTCATGCGGCCAGAGAGTCCGGGAATACCCTAGGCGTCCAAGTCTCGTTTGTATCAGAAATTTTAGTCCAAGTCTCGCCCGTTACAGGATTCGGCGTCCATGTTTCGGGCGTAATTGAATTAGCGGTCCACGTTATAGCAGTGCCGGACTGCGGCGTCCACGTCTCTGGTGTTACGGGAACAGGTTCCCATTTCTCTACCGCAACAATAGTTACACTTGATACTGCCGTAGTGGCGGCGCCTGTTGACTGCACACGATTGGCGGTCGGCGTAACGCTACTCTGGGCGGTGATCTCAACCGCAGCGAGGATAGTAATCTGCGCTTCAACACTGACCGTCGCAGCGGCGCTAGATGCGGCTTCAGCTTCACGAACACGCGTGGCGCTGACCGACCCGGTCGCGGAAGCCGAAGAGGCAATGGCCGCTTCGCGGACGCGCGTAGCAGACGCAGTTACGGTCGCAGCGGCCGAAGACGCAATCTCGGCGGTGCGTACACGCGTAGCCGAGGGCGACACAGTTGCGGCCGCGCTAACCGCGACAACGGCGTCCTTAACGATAAGTCCGGCTGCGGTAACGGACGACGTGGCGGTTACGGTAACTTGACCCTCTAAGGGGTCAATACCGTAACTACCTATGCCGTATAAGCCGCTACCATAGCCGGACATCTATCAGTCCAGATTGATGTCGAAGTCGCCCGCAGGGATGCGGAACACATCGCCGTTGTCGATGGTCTTCGAAGTCGTCAGCGCGCCGTAGGCCAGAAGGTTGCCGCCCGACACCGCGTCATAGATCGCGGCGTAAGTGATCGTACCCCACGAAGCCGTCGCAGTCGGGAACTCGACCGCCGCTGTGTTCGAGGCTTGGCTGCCCGTCACGGTGAACGCGATAGTCTGCCGGGCGTAGGAACCACCCGACACTTCCGTCCCGGAACCCGTTTCGCCGGGGTTGCTGGTGAACAGCCCGACATAAAGGGTGGCCGGCGCAGTGTAGGGGGTGGCGCCGAAGACGTGGCCGAGAACCTTGTTCTCAAGAAAGTTGGAGAATGACACGGCGCTGTTCCTTAACCAAACGTGCGGATACGGGCTTTAAGTTTTGACGAGCCGATGCGGGCGCGTTCGTCGGCCAGCATCATATCATCGACGAACCTCTGATACAGCCCCGCCCAAGTGCCGACACGCTCGTCTTCCTTCAGATAGGGCGAAGACTGCACAAGCGCCCCATACAGATAGATGTCCGGACTTTCCGTCAGCAGCCAGTTCGTGGTGTTGCTATCCGACAGGGCAGGGATTTTCGCGTAGTACAGAAGCTCCGCGCTGTAGCTTGTGTTCGGCGGGGGGATGACTTGGAACTGCTGCCCGACCATCGTGAACATCAGCGGCTGATTGGCGACACTGTACTTAAGGCGCTCTTCCGCGGCTTGTTCCGGCGTCACGTAGAGCAACGGCGTAATCGGGTCGGTGTTCAACTGGAAACGAATGTTTTCCAGCCAATCCGCCGGCACCGCGAAATACGGGGTATCGACAGTCGCATCGGACCGCGTCACCATCTTGCGGTGACGGATCGTGCGATTGAACTGGGCCTCGGCCAGTGAGATAAAATTGGGGATGACCGCGTCGAGGTCGTCTCGGTTGAGCCAATCCCCGATGGCAGACTTAAGTTCTGCGTAGGTCGTAATAGCCATCAGACGCTCCCCGGACGAACTCGCCACATTGCATTGTTAGGATCGTTCAACCACTTAACTAGTTCCTGCTGGTCGTCGAGGATGCCCTTTGCCTTGAGTTCCATGTAGACCGTCATAGGGATGCGGCCGACGTGGGTGAATTCGCCCCAGCGTTTCGGTGCGCTGTCAAACGCCGCCCGGTTGGACTCGACGATGCCGGTAACGTCCTGCTCCTTGACAATCGTCGCATTGTCGTCGGTGCCGTCGTAATCAAGGTAAGTCTTGATGCCGGTTTCTTTGTCGTCGGAAATAAGGCGCTTGGCCATAAATTACTCCTCTTGGTTAGGGGGCGAGCCTAGACCCGCCCCCACCCCCAAGTCAATTACGACGTGGTGAGGTCGGCCACGATGCCGTGAGCGGCTTCGTTGTTGACCTTCAGGCCGTATTCAACCAGCATCAGGCGCTTCTCGGCGTCGCCGGTCTTCGCCAGTTCCATCTGCTGGATCGGACGGAGGACGGCCATCGACGCGTACTGCGGGTCCACGACGAAGGCGTCGCGGGCGCGCTGGAAGCGGTTCGGCACGATGTTGACGGTGCCGAAGTCCGACACGTACACGTCCGCGGCGCCGACGATCTGGGCCTGCTGGCCAGCCGGAACGTCACGGAAGCGGGTGGCGATGCCGTTGAAGCCCGAAGCAGCCTGCTTGTTGAACGAACCGACCATCAGCATCGTCGGCGTGCCGCCCGATTCCCAGACCTTGGCGATCACGCCCTTGAGCAGGGCTTCGGTGAACGCACGCTGCGTACCATCGGTACGGGCAGCGATACCAGCGGTATCAGCACCGCCGGTGCCGAAGCTGGTGTTGGTCTTGATGAACGCCGGAAGACCAGCGGTACGACGGGCGGTGGTGGTGTTACCAGCAACCGGCGACTGGTTGGCGAGCAGGGCGCTCTCCATGTCGCGCTTCAGTTCCGAACCCAGCTTGGCAAGCTGATAGGTCAGTTCCGAACGACGGCCAGCCTTGTCGAGAGCTTCGAGCGTACCCGAAATCACGACGTTCTTGGTGCTGATCTGGGTGTAGTTACCGATACGCGAGGTCGGGTTCACCGCGGTGAACGAGCTGATGTCGTCACCTTCCAGCGCAGCGTTCGAAGCCGAAGCAGCGGCGAGGCTGTCGGTCTGCCATTCGAAGTAGGTGTTCTTGACGTTCTCGCGGCCGATGTTCGAGATGAACGGGGTTTCTTCCGGCGAGATGTTGTAGATGACGTTCGAGAGGTCTTCACGAATACCAATCGCCGAATAGCGAGTGAAGGTGTTTGCTACAATTGCCATGACTTAAATCCTTAAATGAGTTTATCCAAGAGTGCAGCCGCATCAGCGATGCGACCAGTTTGTGCGAGACGCTTGGACGCTCTCTTTACATCAATAGAACCGGGCTTTGCAGAAGTGTTACCGGAACCGGGGCGAACAACACGGGCCTTTTGCTTGACCGGCTGCTTTGCCTTTTCCATGTTCCGCGCACCCTTATCGTACAGCATAGCTTTACGGACGAGAGCGATATGTGCGGCCTGAGTGAGAGAGTTAATGTCCTGCTCAGTCAGTCCGTTCGATGTCGCCCATTCCCGCAGTTCCTGAGCTTCCTTCATCATCGTCGCCTGATCTTTCCACTCAGGAATGACTTCAGGTAGACGAGCGCGTTCAGCTTCAACAACCGCCTGCATGTGCATTGTACGCTGCTTGGCTTCTTCCTCGGCGAGTCGCTTCTGCTCGGCCTGAATGGCGACGAGCCGCTGCGTTTGCTCTTCCTTGGTCCGACGCCAATGCCGTTCTAGTTTCGCAGCCTCAATGGGGTCTTCATCATAAAGAGTATCCCAGTCAGGCTCCGCCGCGTTCTGCTGCTGAATCTGCTGCTGCAAGATCGGCAACATCTGCGCGTATTGAGCGCGTTCCGCACGAATGGCTTCTGCTTCGGCCTCGAACGCTTTGCGTTGTTCGGCAAGAGCAGTAGCTTTCCGCGTGTAATCCGCAGTCCGAGAATAGCCGTTCCGAAGTTCTGCGAGGGTGACTTCCATCTCTTGACCGTCAACTTTAACCTTGACGGTAAGATCATCAGTAAGTTCCTGCGTCGCTTCTTCTTCTGTATCGTCTTCTTCCGGATCGGAGTCTTCGTCGGCCTCGGTTTCTTCGTACTCTTCGTACTCTTCAACTTCTTCCGATTCATACTCCTGACCAGTTTCCTGATCTAGCGCCTCAGTCTCTTCTTGGTTGTCCTCTTCAGGGCCAAGCAATTTGCTGATGGCAAGAGTTGCTTCGTGAAGGCCGATCCCGCTTGCGGGGTTGCCGTCTTCATTCGCCATATATCACCTTTTCGTGTTGCAGTTCAACTCCTCGCCGCAATAGTTCCGTCGTCGAGGATTGCCCGGAGTCGGGCTTTCAAACGCTCAAGGCACTTAAGCGTAAGAAACAGATCGCCGCGTAGCTCATAATCATTTACGTCTGACGCGCGCCATTCTTCGAAGATGTCCTTCTCTACGAAAGCAAACGCTTCGACAAGAACTTCGTCTTCGAGAAGACGCTTGGCGTGGTTCGCCTTGGCGATGATTTGTTCTTTCGTCATACAATCCCAAAACCCGGATTAGCTCGCGGAGGCAGGATGCCCATACCCGGCGCGGTCGGGGTCGGCGCGGGGGCGCCCCCAAAGAAGTTGAACTCAGGGCCGAAACCGTAGGTTTCGTAGTCCCCGCCGAACGGCGTGAACGGGCCGCGGGTGAAAGTCGGCATCGGGCCAAGCTGCGAGGCGTAGGGCGTCATCCGCCCCGCGCCGCCGCCACCAAACGCGCTGCCGAGAAGATCGAGTCCAGTCGAGGCGAGACCGTAATACTTGATGATCTCGTCAAGCAGGCTATTCTTTTCCGCCGGATTGGGGACATCGACCGGCGTTTTCGTCATATCAGGCAGTGTCGAGCCAAGCGGCCCCGGATTGAAGCCAACGGGAAGCGGCGGGATTCCACCATCAAACGACGTGGGCTGTTTTGTATCCCTAACGATAATCTCGTTTTCAGGAACGCGCTGGGTTCCGGTAAGTACGGAACCGGCGCCCGCAGCGCCAATAATCCCCGAGGCGGGAAGCGCGGCGTCAACGGCGCCAGTCACGGGGATGCGCGATCCCGACACGACGATGTTGCCAGAAGGGTCAACCTGCACGGCTGGGCTAGTCGGCTGCTCGAACACGCGATCAGCGAAATCCGCGCCCTTGCCGGGTGCCATGCCGGCGAGGTTGCTAAGGGCGCCGCCCGCCGCGCTTCCGACAAATGCCGGAACAGCGGCTGTGGTGCCTTGGACAATTATCTCGCCCAACAATGGGGATATTTTCGACGCTGCTGCGGAACTCGCGGCACTGCCTGCTCCGGAACCCGCAGCAGTGCCCATACCGGGCGCGGCGCCAATCGCCGCTGCTGTGCCCGCAGTGATGCCCGCGCGAAGAAGTGTGTCCCCTAGCGAGCGGCCTTGCGCAACACTTGAAACACCCGAACCCGCCGCAGCGCCAAGCGGCCCCGCGAGGGCACCACCGATTGCCGGAAGAACAAAGTCTGCGGCGACACCAAGCGCGCTGGCCGGGGGAGTATCTTTGGCGACGCTAAACTCGCGTCCGCTGGTAGGATCGACCCCGACAACGGACCAATTGGCTTTCTTACCCATGTCGGCAGAACGGTCGTTGGCGGCCTGCCATACTTGCTCAAGGCCCGCTTGGCCGGTGCCAGACGTTATGACTTTTCCGGTCTTGTTGTCGATAAGCGCGTATGTTGCGCCCGGAATGGGTATAGCAAAACCGCCCATCGCGCCGCGACCAGTGTTAAAGACCAGCGCGCCACCTGCGGTGTACTCCGGTTTGGCTCCGGCGACCGGCATGTTGACTTCTTGCACTCGGCCCGACTGCGATAGCGGTGCGGCGTTGGACTCATACGCTTCGGGGTCGAACGGATTCAGGTAATCTCCCTCTGGCGCGGACGCGGCCTGATCTAGTAATGCCGGCGCGAAGCCCGGTGCGTCCGAGCTTGGCGCAGACATCATCGGCGGCGCGCTGGGCGACGGCATGATCGACGGAGGCACAGCCGGCAATACGCCCGGAACCATAGCCTCGATCTGCTGAACACGCGCAAGAAACTCTTCTTGCGGGGTCATAGCCACAGGGGCTGGGCCTTCAGCGGGTTCCGGCATGAAGCCCGGCATGACCGTCGTATAGGCCGGGCCTCCGCCCATGAGGCCTTCAGTGGGATCAAGCGCACCGAACAGACGCGGCGAGACGAGAGGTTCATACATGAACGGAGGTAGCGCCATTACATCATCCCTTCAGGCGGCATCATAGGCGGGGGCGGAGCAACTTCTTGCGGCGCGGGCGCGGGGGCCGGCGCCATCGTCTGGCGCATGAACTCGCGGTCGCGCTGCATCATGGCTTGGATGCTGGCCGTATTGACCTGCGTGCTATACTTGGCCTCGATCTCGGCTGCGCGAAGCATCGTGTCGGCGTCCAGCTTATCGCGCTCACGGTCGTCCTTGCGCATCATTTCTTCGCGCTGGAGTTCGAGTTCCGCGGCCTTCTTCTGGATGTCGGCCTGAATGGCCTGTGCCTGCACCTGCGCCAGAATTTCTTCAGGCGACGGCGGGGGCGGTGCCGGCGGGGGCGGAGGCGGCTGCATGGCCGGGTCCTTGAAGAACATGTTCGGGTCCTTGTAGCCCGCGAGCGCCAGCATCTGCGCCAGCGTGTTGCGGTACTGCCCAAGGTCCACAAGCGGGTTGTTCTGCACGCCGCCCTGCTGGATCAGCATTTCCTGCTTCTGGGCCACCTGCGCCAAGAACGCCATCTTCTCTTCGTTCGAGCCGGTGCCCAGCGCCACGTTGACGACGACATCCATGTTCGAGTCCCACACGCGCGGGTCAATCGGCACGAACTGGTTGCGCAGACGCACCATACGCGGCGCGTCCTGATAGGTCGTCAGCAGGTACAGAGCCTTCTTGAACAGCGGCTTCATACCCGTCTCGGCAAAGATGCGGCAGATCAGTTCGATATGCTGTTGCGCCGCGGTGACTGTCGCCGCGACTGCAGCGCGGGTGGACGACTGAAGCGCGTTCGCATCGAGGCCGGCGGCGGCCTTGCTGATGCCCGTGCGGTTCTCGCGCAGTTCGTCCATATATTGCAGCATCGGGAACGCGGCTTGGCCGACAAACGGCTGCGAGAACGGCTGCACCATACCCGGCGCGCGCATACGGATGATACCGCCAACTTCGGTATTCATCACGTCTTCGAGGTTGACTTGGCCCTCGACGACGGCCGTGCGGGGATGGATCGACTGCGCCAAGCTGTCGAGCATGTTACGCAGGATGTTCGACTTAATAAGCTGGATGTCCATCACGACATCCGCAACCGACATACCGAAGAAGGTGTGCGGCTCCGGATCGGGGCAGAAGCTCACGAACGGAATGTGGTCGCACGGCTCGTTGTGGAGGATTTTGTAGGCGCTGCCGCCGACGCACACACGACGAAGTTCGGCGATGCCGTCACCGTCCATATCTACGTAGAGATAGGTTTCGATGTACTCAATTTTGCGGCTCGCAAGGTCCGTTCGGCCCGCGCCAAGAATCGTCGCGTCCGGATTCCGGTCGAAGGCCTCGTCGTTCCCGTTAAAGTCTTCGGTTGTTTCGTAGCCAAGGTCTTCGATCTCGTCGAGTTCGTAGCCCATCTTAACAAGATCGGAGACGGTAACATAGCGGCGATGGCCGACAAACGCCGCGTCTTCCAGAGATTTCGCTTGGCGGTCGATGAGGAACTCTTCCGGCGGGACCGAGGCCACGGCGATGCGGCCCTTGGTAGTCGTGCGGACAGCGGTGCAGGAGTACACCGGCGGCGGCGCCGAGGCCATCATTCCTTCCGGCGTCTCAACCTGCATCTCCGACATCTCGACTTCGATGTCGCGCAGTTCCACGTCGGGGTCCGACATAAGTACAGTGAACGACTGCTCATCGAGTCCGGTATAGTCGATAGTCTCGACGGTCTTGTCTTCGTCCCACCAGATTTTGACGATACCGT